TAACCATTTACGTCACCTTGTAAGATGAAGGCATCACCATCAGCATACGTAGTATCCGCTGACCGATACTCACCACCAATATTTAATATCTCGGGTGTCGCATCTTGCGCACTGTCGTCAGTAGCAATTGGACTATTGTCAGCTGCATTACCCAATTGAACATACAATGCACCATTAGCATCCACTTGATTAGGAGTGTAATCCCCGTCAGTGTCACATAAACTTGCTAACGCATCATTCCGAACTGATAAAACCTGGTGACCATAATCACCAGTTGTGTGTGCTGCATCCTCAGCAAATGCGCCCTGCACATATACTGCTCCTAACGCATCTACTTGAATAGGAGAATAATCACCGTCTGTGTCAGATAATGAAGCTAATGTATCATTTCTAACGGCTAAAACCTGATTACCAATATCCCCATCAGTATGCGCAGCATCTTCTGCATACTGTCCAGCACCAGTTCCAGTTGTAACTGTATACAACGCACCACTAGCATTTACCTGTAATGGAGTATAGTCACCATCGGTATCACACAAAGAAGCCAATGTGTCATTACGCACAGATAATGATTGAATACCCAAATCAGAAGAAGCATGTGCTGCATCTTCCTCTAGCAAACCTTTCTTACCACCGTCCTCACCAGCCAAAGTTACCCACTGCACACCATACCGAGAAGCTTTAAACCGAACTACGTCATTGTCAGCACTAACAACATTAGCAAATGCCGCACCAGTAAATGCCGCTGATCTAGCCGCTGTTTGAAGAGGATTCCCAGATACAGGTGAATCTTCCGCAACTGGACCCTCAACATCCAAATCAATGCTTTCTGCTGAAATACCAACATTCAAAACACTGTTTGTTGCATCAAAACACGCTCTAAGTATATTCTCGGAATTATACTGTTCTGGAGCACGTGTATCAACGCCTTGTGAAATTGGAAAAGTCATATTCTTTTCTTTATTTATTTTTACTAATTAAGTGGCTACGCCCCATAGGATGAGGCGCAGACCATCTAACTAGTATGAACTAGGATCTTCATGACGTAAGCCTGAATTTGCACTCTCTGCGTATGCCGCAGTAGTGTCTCGTGAACCTGTCCATAGAACCAATCCTGCTGATGGATTCAAGACTTTAGATGTAAAGCCAATCTTCCAACCATAGGATGTGAACTGATTCAATGGATCAGCTTTTGACGCACCACGACTCATGTAAGTGCTCAAACCACCATCCCATTCAGTTACACCGTAGAAACCTTTACCGAAAATAACACCACCATATGCAATAGTAGACGCTGTGCCACCTGCATTTGAACCACGTTTTGCTGGTCCTGTTGGTGCTTCAATCAACCGACAACCATACAGTTTGCCCATTTCACCATTGTAAAGGTTATCAACACCCTTCTCTACATATTGGTGGAATCCAATAAACGCACTGTCACCAGCAATATCTGCCATCTGCTCAGTAGTCAACACACCAATGTAGTCTTGTCCTGAGAATGTAGGAACATTCAAAGAACGAAGTTTGAATACTGAATCTTTAATGTCAGAAACAGCAACTACGTTAGTAGCAGACACTGTCATAATACCCGCAGAAATTGTTGATGTCATTCCCCAATAATCTGTAAGCTCTGTTGAAGTCTTAAACAAGTGATGAGACTTCAAGTTTGAACCAGACACGTTATTGATAACTGCGTTAGCAATTACACGGTCAATGGTTAATGCAGCCTGTGCTGCCATTCTCTCAACTGCCAATCTACCAACATTGGTAATTGACGTAAAATCAACAACGTCAGAGAAAGATACAGCATCACCATATTGCTGGATGATACCTGAAACCGCGTAAGTTGACAGGTTCCGCATAGCAGAAGTTGTCATTGCTTGACCCTCAGTCAAAATGCGACCTAGATCAAACTTAACTGGCAGATTCCAGATAACTGATGTACCCTCACTATTCGGAACAGGCTTTTTGTCACCAAATTGATAAAATCTCAACATTGGATCCAAAGCTTCCAATAAAACTCTATCGTAATAAGTTTTAATAGTGTTACTCAAATCACTGGTTGTTGTTGTTGCTAAAAAGCTCATAAAATAACCCCTTAGCACGACTCAATTTCACAATAGACCTTGTCTAGAATATGACTTCGCCCATTTAATCGTACAACTTATTGTTTTTAATACATTCCTAACCTAACATCTTTTTTAACTCTGATTCCGCATCTTTCAAGGACACTGAACCATCGGCAAGTCTCTCCTGCAATGGCTTTTGAGAAACTTTACCTGGCGCAGTTGACGGCTTCTCTGTTGCAGCTGCCTCTTTTGCTGCCACACCAGACTCACCACGCTCCACACCACGGGTCTCTGCAACCTTCATCTTGTCATCAAAGGACGCTAATTTATAAGCATCATCCCATGACAATTTGGGATTGTTTGACCGCAGATCCTTTATAGCATCTGCATACTCCACAGCATCTGGGTTAGACCCCAAAAAGTCTTGCACCTCCCTCTTAATGATATCTTTCTTAAGAGGGTCTAGTTCAGCCTTAATGGCCTCACGCAACACCTTCATGGCCTCCGTTCTTTCGTCTGGAACACTAGCTTCAACCTCCTCTGACTCCGCTACTTGCTCACTAGACTCAGACTCCTGCTCAGCCAAAAGCTTTTTAAGGGCTTCCTGCTGACCACGACTAAATGCCTTCTTCTCCATCTCCTTTACGCGGGAATGGGGAATTTTGTTTTCGTCTCCACTTGGTTCTTCAGCAGATGGAGAGTCCTGCTGTTCAACAGTTGACGGTTCTGTTGCCTCTGAAACCTCAGCTTCAGGCGTTTTTACGTCTTGTACCTCTTCTGGCATAAAACATTTCTTTAGGTTTTGTCCCACTTACCTGTAACGTCGGTAAATTACGACAAATTATTATTAATTTTTCTTTCAGCGTGTAATTTCTTCCTCTTGTCATCGTATGACTTTAGGAAGTTATAAACGAAATTGATTCCTTTCAAATACCCCTTATGCTCATCAAACTCATCCTTTGTCTCCGTAGCCATCCTCTTATAACGATTAACAATGTCTAAATCAATCTCCCTTTTTAATAGTTTAAACCCTTCGGTACGTCTAAGGGCATCTAACATCTTACATCTATCCAGCAATTCCTCCTCCAAGTCCTGCTGGGGGCGTACCTTCTGTGATTGTTTCATTTGGTTGAACTTGCGCTCCTGCTACCTGGGGAGACACTTGGGGCAACCCAACGTCTTCCTGGGATATGAACGCTTCTTCTTGATTAGGTAAATTAAACGTATCCAATAAACTATCTATAAAATACTTAACATTCATTTGTGCTGGCACTGGTTGTGATCCTGGCTCAAAATCAACCATTGGCACTTGACTCAATGGAACTAACAACTGCAACAGATTAAAGAAATCCTGTTTTCTTGCCTCTTGGTTCTGCGGTTGTGTAGCACCACCCTCAACCCTCAAATCATACTCTTTACCAATGTCTTCCACCTTAACCTCTTCAAACTTAGCACCACTTTTACCAACTATACGCACAACCTGATCCTTATTAATGTATTTCTGGTTAAGTTTCAATATCTTCTGCCCCAACTCACGTATAGAATCATCCAAATTATCCAGTTTATATTGCATTCTAGTACCCGCTGCCTCCACACTAGCCAAGAATCCTCGTGCTGTAGTGTTAATGTTAGATCCCGTTGACCCTTCTGGAGACTGCAATTGCCCCATCATACCAGCAAATACACCACTTGTTCTGTCCATATCCTGTTTAATAATGGCCTCTTCTTGCACTGACCCCTGTGTAGTATCAGGTATAATCAATGGCACAACAGCGTTTGGACTACCATCATGTGAGATAATCCCCCCTGGTCGACTAACGAAGTCTTCCCAATCAACACCAGCATTCTTATTAACACTCCACATGTTGTTAATAATCAGTTTGCGGTTATCCAGTCTCTGGTTACGCAGGGTATTAAGCTCTTCTTGCATTGGAACTAGTGGCTCAACCTCTCCCATTGCCCAGAAGTCCAATGGAATATCATTATCTTTTAACTCAACAAACGGTTTGCCACACGGATATATATCATCCAGTTTCTCTATACGAAGCAATACACCATTATTTGCTGTAACAACCATGTAATCCTCCTCTTCTTCATCATCATCCAATGCCAACCTCCCATAGTATTCGTACACAACAACTGTCTTGCGTGTATCTTTTCCTGGCGTAGGACGACTAAGACTTGATCTCTCTTGGATCTTGTATTTGTCCTCATCATCAGATAATGCCCCCTCTAACTTGTCCAGATTAATGTAGTTCTTATTGGCCTTAACATCCGCAAAATCCCTATTCTGCTTAAATATCACATACTTAGCACTAGATATATTAGACGAGTGAGGATCAATAAAGAAGTCATAAGGACTTATTGGTTCTACCCAAGGACTGTCCTTATCTGCCTTTTTATCAAAATCCCAACCCACCTTAACAATACCCACACCATAGATTAAGGCTAGTTTAGCCCACATCTTTAACTTCTTGTGCATTCGCATCTTTTCCCACTGGTAATCTACCAGCTTCTCCATCTGTTGCGCTGAATCAACGTCTTCCTCCTCACGAGGCAATACGTTAATCTTTGGCTTACTAGATACAAGTCTAGGCAATATAGTGTCCACAACCTGCTGAACATACGGAACATGCACTTGGCTTTTCCACGTGTCTTCTAACTGCTGACTACCACGATACATCTCATAATACTCAGCGAAATCCTGGAATATAATTGTTTGAAAATCCTTTGAGATATTAAACCTATCAGAAATCAACCCCAATACCTTGGTTTGCTCTTGATCTTCAAGATTCTTTAGTTCTTTTGGCATATTAGTACCCCGTTCGTTTATTTAGTGGTTTATACATGTTAACCCTCGGTCTAGGAGCAACATAGTTATATGTTGTCAACGCATACCTCAATGAATCCATCAGGTGATCATTAAACGGCACTGGTTTCTCCTTCTGGTTCTTATCTTCCGAATACTCTTCATAATGATATGTGTTGAACTCCTCTATGTGATGTTTACATGTCTTAAAAACCTTTAATTTATTTTGAAATAATAAGTTCTGTACATCATTCACTCCCTGCTTAATATCCTTCTTAACCTCCCTTGTATACAACCCAGCATTCTTCATAACCTGTATACGATCAGGTTCTGCTGGATCAGGATAAAACTTTGTTATACCCCACTTATCCCTTAACTGCACACACGCCTCCACCAACTCATCCGTTGTCATTTGCTCCTTATACAACTCATCCACAACATGGTACACACCATCCCCATCCATCACTATCACGCTTACAGCACTAGGATTAGTCCATCCAAAATCCACTCCAGCGATGCAATCTTTAACATTAGTAAACTTAATAGGATCAATAACATTAGTGGGCAACAACTTATACACCAACCCTTCCATCTGCTCGAACGTACCCTCATAACGCATCCTGAACACAGACGGAGACATTGTCTTTTTAGCTCTTTCATATTCTTCTTCACTAAAAAATGGATTATCTATACTCTTCCACTGAACGACCAAGAAATCATCATCCTTCTTTAACGCCCTCTCATAAAAGTCATAGTATAACCAATTCATTGCGTCTGGCGTTGTAGTAATAAAGATCTGACCCCTTTTAATAGCTACACGAGCCTGTATGTTCACCCACGTAGCAACCTTATATTTACCAGCCTCATCTAACCACGCCCAATCAGCTGTAAACCCCTCTATACTCTCTGGTCTCTCAGAACTCCTAATGTATATGTTCCTTGCTGGATACGTCCTAAACTCCAAATCATCCATGTTCCCATTAATAGGCAATCCTATCTCCATCTCTGGCAACTCTATTATCCCCCTCTGCATCTTGTAGTATGGACGCAACCATGGGTTTATCTCAAACAACTTCTGCAAAGTACTCTGGTCAAGCATCTTATGATCATTCGCTATTATCACACCATGACCATCACACTCCACCAACTTCTTTGCCACCCACATAGCACCACATAACGTCTTACCACTCTGAATACCCGCTATAGCAGCCACAAACTTGTTCTTCGCATTATACGCCTCCTCCTGATATTTATGTAGGTGGAAGTTCTGTTCCACTATCTGACTTTCCATATACATTCAATATTGGTGTAACCCCTGACACATCAACGTTCTGCTGATTTGCATAGAGCTTGTCCAACACTTTGTTTAATGCCTTCATATCCTTTTCTATGAATAGCTTTTCATATAACAACATCTTAATACTGTTCTTAGGTAAATCCTTCTTCTTAATCACCCCATACATCAAGTCAACTAAAAACTGCACGTCACCCGCCTTTGACCGACCACCACCCTTACTCCTAGCACCAAACTTGTTACCTGGTTGGAATTTACCCATACTCGTTGATATATACGATCTATTTATCTAAATTTACACGATTATGTAGAGTTAAAATCATTCTTCTTCATGAACTCATAACACTTACAAATATCCTTGTCTATATACTCTGGACAAGGAC